ATCTAACCATTTCTTTTCTGCTCCGAGACCAAGACCTTTCATATTGACACAAGGCCGGACAATATACCAACCGGGCTTAGGAACATCTATTCCTACTGGTCCACATACGTATCCTCTCATCTTTGATAGAATAAGTTTATCTAAAACCCACATATCATAAGGTGATACGATGTTCCATGCGTCTTCTTCTGTTCTCATGCTACCTTTTGAAACCATTCTGGAATATCTCTCTTCGTCCAATCCATGGAGAAGCGATCTTGTTTTGTTTGATAGAATGCACGATACGAACCGACCGGATCATGCGGATTAATACACTCTGGCGCTGCACCCATGGCAAGCTTAAATTGCGTAAGCGGTTCCATAGGGATATTCCGGGGAGGAATAGACAAAGCCTCCTCCAAGTCTACCCAAGACTTATGCTTTTTCTCATATCGATACTCAAACTCAGTTGCAAGAGCTTGGAAGTGATCGTAGTGCCATATATAATTCTGTACAGATTCCATAGTCCAGACAGTGCAAGGATGACCGACGTGAACTGCTTTATATAGTACTGCATCGCGTTTGTCAGGAAGGATCCAGCCCTTTACGCTAGTCTTACCAGACTTAGATGGAATCTTCGTAAGCTTACCATCTAGCACACGGTGTGCAGTAGATAGCATCTGTGCTGACTCTAGAACCATTTTTACTACATGTTTATCGCACTGGAGTTGTGCAGCTTTGATTGGGTTCTTATCCAAGATGAAGATATTCATGGTGTGTATTCTATCCCGTCCTATTAATCACTTTAATATTATATCAGCGGACTATGGATCTGTAAACCCCTAAAATTGCAAACCAACAACAACCCCGTATCTTTTTTCATTATTATCCGTTTCTTGTACCGGAGCTATGAAGAAGTAGTTTTTCCTCAGTCTTACCATAGGTAACACCTCTGCATCCGAATATCCTGTTACTGCACCCATTTCTAGCTCATATCCATTACCCAATCCAAATGTCTTGGAAAGATAACCTGATACTTTTGTTTCACTATTTATGTAAGCTCCAACTGCCCATTTACTTTCTACTAATTCGACGTATGGATGTATCGCGTTATAATCACCTTCTAGAAACAGGTGCAGGGTCAATGCTAACCCTGCACCTAAATCCATATTACCCTGCCTTTACTATTGATTCTTCGATTTCAGCTATGTGGTCGTCTAGATATGCTTTTTTAGTTAATACTTTGTGCATTCGATCTGTTCTCCCCTGTTTTAAGTATCTATCTGCATACCAGCCCAATTGTCTTGAATCTTTTTTTAAACGCTCGATAGTTGCTGAAACCATGTGTAGTTCTCCTAAAGAAAAAGGTGCATCGTCCAAAGACGTGCACCTTTTGATTACTGTTATGTTTTTCTATCTAACTTCATAATAGACCTGGAAATGCTTCCCTCACTATTTCTGGTGTTAGGTCTTTTACTGGTAGGTGCTTGTTAATCATTGCACATACCAATTCCGCATCCTTTGGATGAATCGATTCAACAATTCCAAGGAATACCTTTTCGCGTTTAAAGCCCTGCATCTGACTGCCAGGTCCACCTTTTACGCAATATTTGAAATCTACATTTTTTCTAAGAAGAGTTGATGGAGCACTGTGTGCTTCGCATGCAGTATATGGAACTTCACCTTTTGGAAGTAGCCATTCAATCCTAGGATCAAGTGCACCTTTTAGTAGATCCTTTAATGCCCATGACTCATTTTGTTTTAGTACTTTAATTTTTTCTTCGTGGGTACTTGCTTTTTCAAATTTATCAAATACTTCATGAATGTCTAATTGTCTTACCATATTAAAAAAATTCCTCTACTACTTCAACCAGGAGGCGGCACTGCTTGGAAATAAGATAGGGTAGAACCTTATTACGGGCAGGAACCTTCTGCGTTACAAATTTATTTATGATTTCTTGTTTCACAGAATCGGGACATTCAGACTCTTCTGTAAGAACAATCATCTTTTTATTACGGATATAATTGCGGTAGACCTGCTCACCGAGTGCTTTCGGATCTTCGAGCAAAGCCGCTTTCTTCTTAGCAGACAGTGTATTCTGACGCTTACCTTCCACGAGGAACGTATCATCGTCAGAAAGAACGTTTGGCACACCGTCACCAGAACAACCACCAAGGATCTGTTCTGCTTGATACAAGCGGGGGTTTGGGTCCTTGACGAACTTCTTAGTGACTGGGGAGAACTGCTGTACGTTATCATACTTCTGCAGTTGGATAAAGTCATGATCTGACGAGACGATCATAACCTTTTCATAGTTACCAAATTCTTGAGTCCACTTAGCAATCTCTGCAATGGAATCGTCTGCCTCGCATCCCCATTGGTGAATAACCTTCCAAGGCATGTTCTCTTTAATCTCATCGAGAACAGTAGTGATGTTCTTAAATGCCAGATCCCAATCGATCTTAGACTCATCACGATTTTGTTTACGTTTACCCTTGTACTCGGGATAAACATCTTTACGCCAATTACCACCAGCATCGGCGACAATAACCATTTCACCATAGTCTTTAAACTTCTGGCGATACATGCGTACAGAGTTTAGGATAATGTGACGGATAAGGTTCACATCATCATATTTGGCTTGACCCATTACGATTGGTGCAATGGCAATGCCGGAGAAGTCAAGTAAAATCATCAGTTAATCCATTTCTCAGCTATAGTGTATGTATGTTTACATTTGCCATGCATCTTCATGCCCCAGCAATCGCAGCTTAGCCCTTTGTCGGTAAATTCAATGGTATAGACATTTCCCTTACTGCCAGGGATTTCCCACCGGCTACCGTTGGCCCAGTGGCGAATGAAGTTAATTTCTTCGGGTTTGTGGAAACGGGGGCTAAACTTGCGCATGGCTATCTCCTATTCGTAATATGAATATATGCTATCCAGCGCTGTTTGTAAATCCCCTATTTCTATTTTTTAGAATTGTTTATTCGGTTTGCCTGTCGAGTTGCCCAAGCTGCTTCGAAGCCAATATCGTGAACGCCAGCTTCATGGTTCCCCCACAGGCGTTCCATATAAGAATGATAAGTCTTCTCCACGTCCTTCTCAGACCAAGATTCTGGTATGAGCATCCCCTTTACAATCCAGTAAAATCTATTTGCTTCTTTTATCTGGTAGTCTGTCATTTTAGACTTTGTACATGGTTTCGGTGTACGCGACAATTAATGATGCCATTATAGTAACGATCATCTAACAGAACGTTTCTAGCGAACTGTTCCTTCGCCTCGAGGAATCCCATCTCTCCCTTTGATCGACAGAAGAATAATATCTCGCGATAGAAGTTCTGTTCCCCGTGTTCGACAAGTAACTGTTTAACAAGATCGCTGGATCCGTAGTATGTCTTCCAGTCGGATTCGACGATACTTCTTCGCTTTCTTGTTTTGCCTTTAAGCGGAGGTAATGTCTTTCTTGACCAAAACATCTTCTTTCCAACGTACATCTTGTCGTTGGATTTATCGGTAATAACATAGACGAAACCAACCCACTGCTTTAATTCTTCTTCACTAGGCTCGTAAGCCCCGCCTTTATAATACCACATTAATCATCACTGTCTTCTTCTTCGTCCATCAAAGAGGTGTATGATTCGTAACCACACATCGGGCAATGATAGGGTTCTTTTCTACTATTAACCACTGTGACCCGAGTTTCCAGGCCACAGTGGTCGCACTCTAACAAGTACTCTGCTAATCTCAATTAAGCCTCGCAGGACACGCATGTCATGATATCACGAACAAGCTCTTGTGCTGGGTTTGATGAACGTTGGTAATAGAATGTTTTCACTCCGAGTCTCCATCCTTCGATAATTAATGCGTTAACATCTTTTGCCGGAGCATCTGGTGGAATCATGAGATTTAAGCTCTGGCTCTGATCTATATATGATTGTCGAGCAGCAGCTTGTTGGACAACGTTCAACGGAGAGATTTCAGAGAAGGTCTTGAATACATCTCTTTCCTTCTGTGTAAGGAAATTAAGATGCTGTACTGAACCTTTGCGCATAAGGATAGAATCCCATGTCTCGTCATCGTTCTTACCATGTGCTTCAAGTACTTCTACAAGGTAAGGATTCTTGTAGGTAAATACGCCCTTAGCAAGATCTTTTACGAAGTAATTCGATGCAAGAGGTTCAATAGACGGCGAGACCTGACCAAGAATAAAACTGCTACTAGTTGTAGGAGCGATAGCACAACGAGTGAGATTACGAATTCCATATCCGAGTAGTCCTTCTGGTTCACCATAGATTTCTGCCATTTCTTTCGATGCAGCAAGTGACCGTTCATCGATGAACTTGCTAATCTCTTCAGTAAGTTCAAGCGCTTCAAATGATTCGAATGGAATCATCTTGAGCTGTAGCAACGAATGCCAACCGAGCTGGCCAATACCAAGTGCCCGCCAATGTTTAGCAAATTTGTATGCAGTTTCCATGAACTTAATGTTCTTGGTCTTACGGATATACTCCTCCATAACTGCATCAAGGAAGTAAGTCATAATCTCAACTGCATCAGTCTCTTTCCACTCGTCCCAGGTAACTAGGTTCATAGAGGAAAGGTTACAGACAAACGTCCAGTCTTTGCTTGATGGTAGTGCAATCTCAGAGCAAAGATTCGACGCATAGATTGGATAGTTATGATCCTTTAGCACCTTCGGCTTATTGTTGTTCACCGTGTCGGTAAAGAACAGGTAAGGATAACCAGTTTCTTTACGCTTACGAAGAACCTTAGCCCAGACTTCGCGCTTTGCTTTATCTCCGGTAATCATACTCTCCATCCACTCATCGCTGATAGTAACACCAATAGAGATGTTCTGGATAGTAGCTCCTGGTTCACGAATCTCTAGGAATTCATTAATATCAGGATGATCGATGTTGAGATAAGCAGCAAATGCGCCTCGTCGTACTGATCCCTGACTAATAACATCAGTGCCAGTATCATAGAGCCGAAGATAATGAATAGGTCCATCTGCTTTGCCGCCTCCTCGAATAGAGCTCCCGCGCGGGCGAAGGTCACCGAAGTAACCCGAAGTCCCAGCACCAAGCTTCGTTTGCATACCAACTTCAGCAGTCTTTTGAAGGATCTGCTCGATAGAATCTTCTACATATACACCATTACAGGAGATAGGTAGACCACGATCTACACCAAAGTTCGACCAGACTGGTGACGACAGACTATAGTAACCTGCAATCATGTACTTGTAAAACTTCTTAGCAAAGCCTGGTTTATTTAAAATCTTTTCTGCAGCCTGTGCAATCTCTTCGATACGGTCTTCAGCAGACATACCCTCTTGCAAATAACCTCGAGACAAGAATAGTCTCGAATCTTCGTTTAGCCAATCAAATGCCATTATATACTCCTATTAAAATAAATCATCTACTGAAATCCCTTGACCACGGGCGTAATCTACCGGACGGCCATGGAAAAAGTCAACCATATTTGAACCATAAAGTCCTTCATCAAACCATTTTGTTAGCTTAATTAATTCTTTATCATAAGTTACATTGTGTGCAAATCCAATTTGCTCTAGACTATCTACCATACGCTTTTTAATGAATTCAATAAGAATCTCACTGGAAAGACCCAGCTCTTCATAGTCACCCATGATCCAACGGATAACATCTGATTCGTATCCGATAGCTGCTTCAATCTCTTCTGCAATACGTGCTTCAAGTTCTGCATCAAACAGTTCAGGATATTCCTGACGCATTGTGTTAATCAGTTTAATACCACACTGTGCATGAAGCATCTCTTCGTTGCGAGTGTACTTCACTTGCTGTGCAGTGTCTTTTAGAATAGCTTTATTTTTATTCATATGTAAAATAATATAGAATTGGGAGAAGAGTGAAACATTCTCCACAAACAAAGTAAACAGAGTAATAGCGTAAATATACTGCTTTCTGTCGTCTTTGTAAACCTTCTTGCTGTACTTACGAAGATATTCTACACGGCCAGCAATAATAGGATTTTCTAGATTGCGTTCAAAGATATCGGTTAGACCAAGAACGTCAAGAAGCTTTTCATATGCCATGTTGTGAATAACTTCAGAGTTACCCATTGCATAGCCAAGATCACGAATAGATGGATGCGGTAGATTATCCCCAAGATTTGCCCAGAAGGTTTTAACAGCTACCTCGATCTGACCAATAGCCGAAAGCGCGCGCACGAGTACTTCGCGCTCGAGAGGGGTCATTTCGCTTTTAAACTGGGAGTAGTCAGAGGTAAAGTTAAATTCTTCAGGCGTCCAAAATCCGCTCCAGATAGCATCGATGAATTCTTTTGTCCAGGGATAAAGATCTGGCTTTCTTGATATTTGTTCTTGAAATAACATTTAACTCTCCGCATGCGAACAACACAAGCCTACTGTCCCGTGGACCAGGCTTTATTGTTCTAGGTTATTGTGATGGTTTCTTCGTAATGATATTATATATGAAATACCGAAGCTTGTAAACCACTATATGTAGTATTATCGTAATAATTTTTTACTACATACGTAAAATTTACTGGGTATTTTCTACGGGCTCTGGTTCGCCTTGTATTGCCTTTTCATAGTAGGTAATGATCTGTTTTTGTTGGAGAACGTATCTTCTTAGTTCAGCCACTCCTATTGAAAGGTTCTCGTACCCCTTTGGGGTAATAGCCATGAAGGCAACTGATCCACCAGCTGCTTCAATCTTCTTCAGGGACTCTTCCAGATTGTCCCGGTTTACCACGAACCATTCCACTGCCGGAAAGTCCACAGGGCTAGGTGCTTGCTGAAGCATGATGTTCTGCTTCACATATTCTTTTTGTACAACGACTTCTTTGTCCGGTATTTTAAATTGGCCGCAACTACTCAGTAACAGGAGCGGCAGGAATAGGATCGACAGGTGCAGTAGTTTCATTCTTTAATTCCTCTCTGAGTCTATTAACAGCTCGATTGATACGTGCTTCTAGGTCAGCCGCATTTATCATTGCTTCCTTATTCAGGTCAATCTCACTGAATCTTTTTCTCAGTCTATTTAGGTTGCTTTCAGCCTGTTGTAGGGCAACAGTAAGCTCTTTATTTAATTTTGCTGTTCTTGCAGCATCAGCTTCCATGGAGTTAATAGTATTCTCCATAGTCTCTGCGGCTATCTGTAGCTTTGTATTGTTCTCACGGAGTAATGCAATTGTAGCTTGGGTGCTATTATAATAGGCATAAGCACTGTACACTACTGTACCGAATGTAGCTACAATAAACAGTAAAAGATATACTCTAAGCATTTTCTTCCATATACTTTCTAAATCGTTTTAGGAGAATTGGTTGTTTCTTTTTTCTTTTGTCAACAGCAACACGAGGACCCATATTCTTTGTGTCCTGTGGAATACCTGCATCGGCTGTTGTCATCATCTCATCAACTTGATTGCATTCACCGCAGCAATCTGGGGTTCCGCAGTTAGTATGTTTTTCTTTCATCTGAGTAACTCCAGAGAGGTAACGTAAATCTTCTGTCTCGATCTTATATGAATCGCTTCGTAAATATTTATACCAAACATCTGTCCAACTGGCATCGCATCGTCTTCAATACGAATCTTATCATGTGGAATCATATCCACAGCTTCTGACACTTTTTCATATCTTAATTTATATACGCCAGGACTAAGCTGGCCATTCGATAGAACAAACCAGTTACTTTCCTCGATCAAGAAATCTGTAGAATCAATCCCTATTTGGGATAATCCTTTTAAAATTCTTTTCTCGGAGACTGAGTATTTTTCTTTGATAAGATATAATGCAGCTGCATAAGAGGCTAATGTGCTACCACCACCAGGAACCTTTGCCATGAGTCTTTTTATATTAAAAACTAAACGGTGGAACGGTGTATAGTAGTCTCTGTAGTTGTCACGCGCCTCGATCGTATTCATGGAATAGTCTCTATTGCGCTTTCCGTCTTTGTCGATAATACCGACTTCATATGCTTTCGTCTTGTCGAATGGGGTGACAAGTAAAGTGAGGAATCTGAATGTATAGACTAAATCGCCTGCTTGTTTGATTAATCCCATTATATCCTCTTTAATTTCTCAATAACTTCCGGATCAGATTCTATTTCTTTTAACTGATTCGGGCGAACATGATTTAAATATTCTAAGAAAGGCTTTATTACCTTCCAGTGTTTAGGTTCTAATCTTAAGCCTAATAGGCGTAAGGCTGCATAGTTACCAAATACATTAAAAATTACGATTGTGTGGTTTAAGATCAAGCGTTCAGCTAAGACACCCGTTTCCAGATATCTATTCACCAAACGCTTGATATATTTAAACCGCTTTAGATCATCATAAAATTCTTCAGGATCAATTTTACCCTTTGGAGAGTAATAGTGTTTCGCTGCAAATTTTACTAGATCTTCTTCTAGTAAATCATCATCCATGAATTATCTTATGCGTCCTTGAAGCCGTCGTCTTCTTTCTTTGAAGCTCTTGCGGTAATGTCAAGTGGTTTATTAATGATATTCTTATCGCCAGGGGCTTTGTATGGAGCAGTTGGACCAGACTTACGCATTGCATCATAAGACTTTTTATCGATCTTTGGCTCGTTTACGAAATCAGGCATAGGAGTCGTGCGAGCAAGCTCTTTCTTTGCACTCGGAGAAAGACCTTCGCCGCGTGGAGAAGCTACACCTGGACGACCGCTGATTGATGCAGTTGCTGCTTCAGTTTGTACTGATTCTTTCTTCATATCCCAAGGAGCTTTTGCTAGGCTGACTTTATCCTTAGGCTTAGCCTTAGCAGAACCAAGAGCAGCTTTAATCTCTTTTGGTGTTAGCTTCTTTTCATCAAGATCTGCTTCTTCTTTTGTAAGTCTATCGGTAGCTTTAGCAATACCCGACATACGATTACCCATTCTTTTTCTAGCACGATCGGTTTCAGAATCGTTCTTATTCGCTAATACTGCTGCAGTATTTCCGATTTGGTTAGTAGAAGCTTTTTTCACATATGAACCAAGAGTTGATTTCTTGAGTTCGTCAATATTTTCTACAGACTCAGTAGCAGGAACTTTGGCTTTTAGAGGAGAGTTTTTATATTGGTTTGGATACAATTTTGCAGATGCCATATTTGCATACTTCAAGTGCTTAGCTGCTTTTGGGTCGTCTGAAAGACCTTTACGCAGCATTTTGCCTCCCGCCTTACGTAAAGTGGCTTTTGAAATTTCATCGATCTGTTCAACTTCTTCCTTAGTTAGTTTATCAACTGCTTTAGCAATACCCATATCTCTTTTATAGGATTTTTGGAGATTTGACATGCTTGCATCTTTTTCGGCACCACGCTTATACTCTCTACCCGCTAGATTGCGTGAGGCTTTCTTAACATATGAGCCAAGAGTCTTCTTTGAAAGTTCATCGAGTTCTTCAACTTCTTCTTTCGCAAGTTTACTAGTTGCTGTAGAAATACCAATCTGTCTTCCTAGGGCTTTCATGTAATTCTTACCACTATCTTTATCTCGAACATCACCTGCTCTATAAGCTTTAGTAACAGCATCACCAGCAGCTTTCTTTACATATGAACCAAGAGTCTTCTTTGAAAGTTCATCGAGCTCTTCGACTTCTTCTTTCTGAACATCCTTCTTATCTTTCATTACATACTGGGTAGGCTTGCGCTTTTTTGTAGCAGCATGAAGCTTGCCATCTTTCATCCCTTTTAGGAAAGAATCTAGCTTTGATTCAGAGGATTCGGAGGTAACAACTTCTTTTGTTGTGTCCTTTGACGATTTACCTTTAATAGCAGCAGAAACTGCCTTACGACGATTGTGAAGATAAGCATCAGACTTATCAGTGTCACCGTCGTTGTCGATATCAGCATCAGCCTTGCCAACTGGATCTAGTTTCTTCTTGGCCGCTTCTTGTACTTCTTTCCAAGCCAGCGCCATTCTTTTAATGTCTTCTGTTTTCATTTCTTTACCCTTACATTAGTATGTTTGTGGCGATGGCGCCTGACATTGCAATAATTGCTATCCAAAATAGCTTATTAATTGTATTTACCGTTGTTGCATTCTGCATTACGAGCTTTTCTAATTCGTCTAGTTTCTCGGAGAATCTATTCATACGATCGTATTGAGAAGCATATTTTTGCTCCATAGAGATTAACTTTTCTTCGGCACGAGCTACGGTAATCATAGCATCAAAAAGTTTATCAATCTTATCTTCGATACGATCTAGTCTTGCGTCATCTGACATATTTTTTACCACTTTACTTTGTCTGCCCAATAGGCAGCAGACATTTTACCTTTAGCAATATTCTTAGCGTGACGTGCTTTGAATGACTTGCGACGAGCTTTCTGACGATCTGATTCGCCTTCTTTAGGTGCACCAGCAGTAGTAACACCAGCTTGGCCAAAGCGAATAGTCTTAACCTTATCACCTTCTTTTGCAACAACGATATGACTTTTGGTAGGGTGACTAGGCGTGCCTTTAGGTTTATTATAACCTTCAACTCCCGCAGCTTTTAGGCGGGAGTCTTTTTCTTCGTTAATGAAATCTCTAAACTTAATCATTTTTGATTACTTTTTTATCGACTTTAATCATACGGATACCAACTTTGCCATCGGGACGAACGTACTTTTCTGGCTTTCTATCAGCTGATTGTACAGCTTCTTCTTTCGTAAGCTTATCAACAGCCTTATTAATGTTGTCTCTGCGATTCGCTCTCTTCATAAGAAGTTTATTATTGTGCTTGACTGGATCTGCAACGCCACGTGGATCAACATATCTGTTACGAGTAACTTCTGCTTCACGGTTTCCTAGATCGTCTTTTGCTTTCTTTACATATGAACCAAGAGTCTTCTTTGAAAGTTCTTCAATTGGCTCAACTTCTTCAGTAGCGCGAACTCTTGGTTCACCAGCGATCCCAGGATATGCTTTCTTGCCAGCAAGATTCACTCCAGGTCTACGCTTCATGACTTGCTTTGTGCTTAATTCACCTGTGTTGGTTTTGTCAGCAACCTTGCGGATATAACGACGAGCAAGGTCACGTGAGATTTCATCGAGCTCTTCGGTTTCTTCTTTCATCTTAACTTTATAACCAGCATACTGCTTATCTGTCATACGCTTGGCTTGTGACTTATCTTTATCGTCTTTATTGCGATCAGCTTTTTCTTTATCCATACGAATCTTTTGTAATGGAGAAATAGTAACCGATTCTTCCATCGATTCATCTTCATCATCTTCATCACTATCTTCTGCATCAAGGTAATCACGTACAGAACGAATATAGTCGGTTGCTTTAGTAACTTTGTTTTGTACCCACTCAGGGAGATTATCATCATCCCCGACCATCTTCATAAGTTTTTCATTTGCAGAACAAATCTGACGAAGCTGATTCTTCATCATATCGCCTTCTTTGTCATACTCATTTGGATCTTTTGCTTCTGCAACCTTCTTAGCCTGCCAAGTAGCAATAGCCATTTTCTTTTTCATGTCCATGCCAGGATTCTCACGCTCCATTGCTTTCGCAATCTCTTCGCGCTTCTTCTTTTCTGCAGGAGTAAGGGTTTTCTCTCTCAGATCTTTAAAGTTTTTCATTTTTTAATATTTCCTTTTTGCTTAGCCCAAAGATCCGGGTCGCCTTTAACTCTTGTTCTGCCCCCGGTAATAAAGCTATTGACTCTAGCCATACCCCATTGCTGTGGAGTAGTACCAGGCTTATGCCCAACCTTCCAAGCAGCGACACCACGCTTATATACCTGCTTTAAAATACTCAAGCTAAACCCACTTTGCTTTGCTTTATTTGCAAGACCCGTGTCTGCTTCCTCTGCGAGATAAGATTTGAAAGTAATCATTTGTCCCCATACATCTGTTTAAATCTTAGGGTATACTGGCTTGGCTTCGTACCCTTTTTACGAGCTTCTTTATCACCTGGTGCATCTTTATATAGATCTGGATTACCATGGTCATCACGCTTTGACATCTTCTTAAAGTGTGCGTCACGTGCTGCCTTGGTAGATTTTGATTTTATACCAATCTGGAATGTAGCTGGTTGAGAACCTTTACGATCATCAATGTCTTTATCTTGTGCTACATCAATCTTTTCTTGTACACAATTTGGAACCATCTTACCGTTCTTCATCTTGGTACCGACTTGCTTATATCCCGGCCAGCAAGGATTCTCTTCTGGCAGATCAAGAGTCTTAGGATATCCTTTTTGACCAGGCTTCAGTTTAGGCTTACCTGAAGCTCTTCTCTTACGAATGTTATCCCAGATATTCGGTCTATCAGTTCCTTCGCCCGGAGTCATCATCTTTGCTTTCTTAGTGGATTCTGGTGTACCCCAATCAGGCTTATCGGCGTACATGCTTTTGCCCTCTTCTAGTCTCACGGAAAAAGAAGCAACCTCATACTCTGGGTATTTCTCTTCTACCTTCTCCACTGCATCAAGCCACTTACGGTATTCATTCGCCTTTGATTCGACAATAACGTAGTTTGTACCAAGGCGCTTTACTTTACCAATCTCACCGTTCTCTTTAATGACGACTTCGTCACCAACTTCGAAGAGTTTACCATCAACATAAGATTCACGGATCTCTGATACAGGATCAAGCTGGACGTGCTTACGATAGTCTGTAGCTTCCTTTAGTCCCATACCCTTACGAACAGCATTAAAAAGCGCCTTCGAATCTGAATTCGAAAACGCCTTCGGAAGACCCTGCACAAATGTAGTAAAGTCGTTCTCTGATGCAGCTGCACGCATCTTGGATGCGCTCATACCTTCTACACCTTCTGCATCAGGATCGCGCTCGCCCGCGGACGCGACTTTGATATCCATGAAGTTATAGAAGCCATGACGGGCTTTTTTGCCGTTGTAGTTATTCAGAAGAGCATCAAATTCTCTTACACGGTCAGATCCGACAACCATTACGATTCTCCGGAAGCCTTCGTCATAGAGTGAAACTGCTACATCGATTGCTGTCTTAATATTGTTGTTCATAAGAACGTTGCGTGCATGTCGTGGAAACATCTTACGGACGAACTTAATCTTATCCTTATACTCTAAAGGATTCTTCTTATTATCAGAAGACTGTGACAGATATAGTCTATATGGATTCTTACCAGCAGTAGAAGCAAGTTTATCTAACAGCTTCTCATGACCAATCGTCGGCGGATTCATTCTCCCGAAGGAGAAGAAAACCGTCTTTTCTTCTTCAACTAAATACTGCTTAAACGATCCAATCATTCTTCGGCCTTTGGATTCTTTCTTTCCATTTCCTTCTTGCGAACGTCTTTAATCATCTTGACTGCAAGACGTTCGATTCTGTTCTTAAAGGAAGGTCTACTAAGGCGAGTTTCAATCTCGGATTTTCTTACTGGGGTAAGTTCATCTCTTGGGATGTTTTTTACTATTTTATTATAGATTGCTTTATAAGCTGCACGGCGTGCTCTTTTCTCTAGAGTTTCTTTGCTAGCAAATCTACGGGCAGCTCTACGCTTACCCATCTGGATTTTTGCTTTATTACGGCGAATATCTCTGGATTTCTTAAGACGGGTAGCAATCGAAAGCGCTTCATCTACTTCCGTCTCTTCCCCGATCGGTCCACCTTCACCAACCCCAATGGTACGCTTGCGGCGGTAAGCTCTATAGTTAACGAGTTCATCTTCTCCTGGAAGATACTCGACAGTCATCATATCTTTAAATCTTAGCATTTATCTTCTTCCCGGTTTATCCCATCCCTTTAACGTATCTGGTGAGAAGTTGTTGAATGAAAATTCCATTCGATCAACGATCTTCACCGCATCACCACCAAGCTTATCTATAGCCACATAACCCTCTGGACCTGTAGTCTTAAATCCGTTACGAGTCTTAACAAAATGTTTAGTTTTAGATAATTTATTAAGTATATTTATGAGTTTTAATTTCGCTAGAACGATCATTTTCTGTAAATCGAATATCAATTTCAGTGATTTTTTATTCTCATTTGAAAAAAATCTTAGGATTTCGTCACGCTTTTTGACTTGGGCTGCCTTACCTTTTTCGGTGTTGCGGCTTTCGATTTCTTTCTGGTAGCGGGCTTTGATCCATCTGACGAGACCGTTGGTGTGGGCTGCGGTGTCTGTAATGATAGTTCCAGCTCGGACAAAGGTATTGTTGTAGGTTTCGATGAGTACTGCAAGCTCTCTGTTGGCTTCGAGTTCTCGTAATGTATTCCCAGCAATTTGGTTAAAGATTTTACCAGCTTCTGAAAGATATTCATTGACCATCTCCGTTTCTTGTGAAGTCATTGTTAAATTCGTCAAGTCACGGAGCATAGCATCCTGCGACCAAATGTTCTTGGATTTCTTAAACTTACTTATATCTACACCATACGAGGCGCGCATAGATTCAAATGTGTTACCGGTGTAAGAGGTATGCCAGACAATACCAATCTTTGCAGATCTAACGTTCTTTGCAGCATCTGAATTTGCAGGGACAGCATATACAATTGTATTTGGATGGAAGGTAACATATTGTTCTCCGTCTATGGTCTCTGTAGACAAATCACCGGGTCCGAAGAGGAAATCTCCCTGTACCACGCCGGTAATTCCCAGTTCTGGCAAGTACTTGAGTGCCAGTTTGAGTTTATCTGCAAGATCACCAGAAGTATCAGCATCGACGTCAGCTGAAGATTTGTAGACTTTAGGGTTCTTGTTGAAAATGCCCTTCTTGGCAACGAAAAATTTATTATCACTCGGATCAATACCAGCAAAAATAGCAGGAGCACCATCCCACTTAACACTGACGTTTCCCGCATGCGTTCCTTTCAACATATCACGAAGAGATCTGAGAGCAAGGATTGCCTCTCTTGCACCTTTCACCCCACCGTATATGACACGATCTTCGACGTGTGTCATGTGGGTATTCTTTTGTTCTGTTATAAATCCTGAGAAGTTTTCCATTATAAGCTGTGCTCCTGCCAGGTCAGTGATACAACAGCATCATCGTTGTTTGTTGTAGGAGTAATTGCGATAGTGAATATTTTACCAGCACTATCATTATCAATAACTCCTCTAGTTAATTGGGCAGAGTGGTTAAACACGTCATCGAGATTTATACTGTTTACAGTTGATTGACCTTTGAATATGCCTTCGAATATAATTTCACCGCCACCCATCGAATCGGCTGAAAGATCGTACTGGACAGAGGTTTCCGAATCTTGTGACACCCAGGAGGCATTCTTCAATGAAGTTACGTCCCTGATTACATAATACTTATAGGCTGTAGCCTGTATTCCATAAAAATCTATCAAGGCGGGTATTACAATTGCGTCCGTTCTATTCGGCTTCAATCTGATAGAAATCATTGGATTTAATTTATTATTCGTAAGGTTCTTACCTGTAATTGGATTTGAAGCACTTCTTGTTAGATTCTGTAGGTTATAACCGCCTTCCGATATAACAGTTGAACAGATCTGCTTTAGTGTACTAGAACTACTTGTAGCTGCAGTGTTTGTAATCTCATATCTGCATGGGAGCGAAGCCGTTGTAATATATGTTCCTGTAATGTTATTTGCATGATGAAATATATGTACTACAACAAACTGCCCGTTGATAACAAAGCCAGAGCGAACAGATCCTACCCCAAGCCATTCTAGATCTACCCAGAATATATGGGATTTAGTTATATCTAAAATTATGCCACTAGGACCAGTTCCATCTAACCTATCTATATTCCATGATGACCGAGCTATTCTAGTATTATCCACGGAACCACTTACGGAAGATCTTAAGACCATATAGATTGAAGAACCATCTAATTCTAGATATACACCGTTCTTCTTTCCAAAGTAACCTACACGCTGGCGCAGGTTTTCTTTTGGTGTATTAAAGGTAAAAGTATTCATAGAGATTATACTTTTACCAGGCTGATATGGGAATGCTCGGTTCGTTTCTCGAATAACCTCATCACCACTAGCTGAACCAATTGTCATATCAACTAGGCCTTGGTTTGCATTAAAAGCAGCGGATGCTGTTCCTGTCAACTTCTGTTCCCATTTTTTAGTGTTGTCGGCAAATCGGAAAGAACTATCGAAAAGAGTGTGCGGAGAAGCCGTACGAAGACGACCGAAGGCATCTGCTGAAGTATTAAGATTCCCTTTCTCGACGTAGATTGTGGGTCCAGCCAGGCCGGCCGTCATAACTACTTCATATATAGCATCATTGTTGCCTAGAAGTCTATTTCTTAAAGTACTGTATTGAGCCATTATAAAATCCTTTCAAATGGATTCTTTTTCGTTGTACCAGGTTTTAGGGAATACGGGCTCTTTTCCATTTTCTCAATTTTTACTTCGGGCTGAACCTCATAAAATCTACTACGTGTACTGATTCTCATTTTAAATTCACCACTACCAGATACTTGCGGTACATCGTTAGGTACACCTAAAGGATTCTTTTTACCTATCATATAAAAATCATCACCGGCTTGCATATAATAAGCCGGTTCAGCTTTACCTTTGAGATAATGATTAGTAACCAATTCACCCATATCAACACCTGGAAGTTTTAGGATATATCTGTTACGAGTATTGAAAAAATCTTTCATTTTATCTAGAGGTACCGCCTTCGGATCCTTTAAACCACCAAGGGTGGTAGGAATTTTAATATCTTTCATTCCAGTAAATTTCTCAAGATCAGCAATAAATCTT